GCCGAGCCAGCTCGTCCCCGAAATCCCCCCGACGCGCCCCTATGCGATGGAGGCTGCGGAATGAGCACGGAGCACAAGATTTTCGATGACGGTGGCCCGGCATTCCCGGTCGAAGTCCAGTCGATGCCAGACGGCTCGATAAGGCCCTTGCAGACTGGGCATATGATCGGATGGGCCAATGGGCTAACCGTTCGAGACTACTTCGCGGCTCATTGCCCGGCCATGCCAGAGCAATGGTTCAAAGACAGCCCTCGCAAGAAATCTGACCCCCTTTGGCACTGGGGAGAAGCTCACGCTGCTTGGGCATATTTTTACGCCGACGCCATGATCGCCGCCCGGAAAGGCGGTGCAGCATGACCTCCATTCGCTGCGACCTCCGCTCACACCGTGAATGCTCTTGCCGCCCCGGCGAATGCACTGTCGCCCCCATGCTCGACCTTCGCGATACGCCGGTCATCCGGTTCACGGCAGGGCAGCAGCTCATCCTCTGCCTGCTGTTAGCCGCTTTCTTCTCCGCGCTCTGGTTTGGAGCGTTCTACGGCGCGAACGTCGCCTACGGCAAGCAATTCAAAATCGAACAGGAGTCTTCCGTCCATGTCGCACGCCGCTGAAAAGATCGTTGAATTGCATGACCGTGACGCAGCGACCGATGTCGTGGCGCTGGTCAGCGAAAACCCTGGCATCGTCCTGACGGATGACGGTCTCTATGACCGCTTCCTTGGTCAGCTCCGCAAAGATATCGCGGCGTTCGTTCCCGATCTTTCGACAGCAACGAGCCGGAAGAAGATCACTTCTGAAGCTTTCCGGATCACCCGGTTCAAAACCGCGATCGACGACGCCGGCAAGAAGCTGAACGAAGAAGCCCGCAAACAGATCAACATCGTCGATGCCAAGCGGCGTACCGTCAAGGCTGATCTCGAAGAGCTTGCCGAAGATGCGCGCCGACCGCTGACCAACTGGGAAAAGCAGGAGGAAGCGCGCATAGACTATTGCAAGTCGATCCTGAAGGCGATCGAGGATTGCGGAAACGGCCTGATCGGCGGTGAGCCGCAGCCGTTCGGCGTTCTCTTCCGAGAACTGGAAGAAAAGATCGTCATCAATTCCGAACTTGGTGAGTTTGAGGAACAGGCTCGCACAGCCCACCGGATCGCGACTGAAAAGCTCAAGGCAGCGTTCGAAGCTCATCAGCGGGCCGAAGCCGACCGGATCGAGCTAGAGAAGCTCCGCGCCGAGAAGGAAGAGCGCGACCGCGCCGAGGCTGCTCGCCTTGAGCAGGAGCGTCTTGCTCAAGAGGCAGCAAATCGAGAGCAGGCCGAAAAGGAACGGCAGGAACGGGAAGCCAAAGAGCAGAAGGCTCGCGAAGAACGCGCTGCGCAGGCGGCACGGGAGCAGGCGGAACGTCAAGCACGCGAAGCTGTCGAACGCGCCGAGCGTGAAGCGCAGGCTGCAATCGCCAAGGCCGAAGCAGAGGCTCGCGCAGTCCGGGAACAAGCCGAGCGTGCCGAACAAGAGCGTCAGGCGGCGATACGCCGCGAGCAGGAAGAGCGCGAGGCCCGAGAACGGGACCGTGAGCATCGCGGCAAAATCATGGGTGAAGCCAAGCAGGCGCTGATGTCCCATGGCCTCAAGGAAGAAATCGCGAAGAAAATCGTCCTGGCGATTGTCGCCGGCGAGGTTCCGCATGTTCGTTTGGAGTTTTGATCATGAGCACTGCACTTGATATTCGCAAGGAAGAGACGCAGGTAGGACAGCTTCACGAAGCAGCCTCGCAGGGCTCTGGGCTGCTCGGCGTCATCGAGCGGCTAGCCAGCAACCAGAACGTCGATGTCGAACGGCTTTCGGCCATCCTCAAAATGCGGGCCGATGAAGAAGAGCGTGTGCGCCGGATCGAGCGCGAGGACCGGGAAGACATCGCGCGTCGGGAATGGCTTGCGGCTTTCTCCGCCGTGCAAGCTGAAATTGGCCCCATCTTGCGGACCAACGATAACGACCACACGAAGTCGAAATATGCCGATCTCGCCGATATCGAGCGAGTTGTAACGCCGATCTTGACCAAGCATGGCTTTTCCACCACGTCGGCGCCTGTCGAATGCGACATTGCCGGACATATCCGCATGCGCTTGACGATCGGGCACTCTGCGGGCCACGAAAAGGTTTACGAGGACATCTTTCCTCTCGACGCGGCAGGCTCTGGCGGCAAGGTGAACAAGACCGCTATCCAGGCCAAGGGCAGCACCCAAACGTATGCGCGCCGATATCTCAAGGCTAGCGCCCTCGACCTCGCCTTTTTCGATGACAAGGACGGCAACGCCACGCTTCCCGTGGATGATACCGTTCTCAATCAAGAGCAATTGGCTCGGCTTCGCAAGGCGATCGAGGATGCCGACGCCGATATCGAGAAATTCTGCAGGTTCTTCAAGATCGAGGCCCTCCCCGATCTCCCAGCCCGTGAATTTGAACGCGCGCTGTCGATGATCGGTCAGCGGAGGGCGCGAGCATGATCCAGATTTTCGACTGCGCCCAGAATACCACCGAATGGTTTGCGGCTCGAGCTGGCATTCCTACCGCATCTGAATTTCACACCGTCATGGCGTCAGGCCGTGGCGGAGGCGAGAGCAAGACCCGCAAGACCTATCTCTACAAACTGGCCGGCGAAGTTGTGACCGGCGAAGCGACCGAAGGCTATACCAACGCGCATATGGAACGCGGCCACGTCATGGAAGACGAAGCCCGCGAGATGTATTCGTTTATCGCGGACGCAGATATCCAGCGCGTCGGCTTTGTCAGAAATGGCGATAAGGGCGCGAGCCCGGACGGTCTGATCGGTTCGAACGGCATGTTCGAGGCTAAGTCCAAGCTCCCTCACCTGCTCATCGAATGCCTGATGCGCGACGATTTCCCGCCTGAGCATAAAGCTCAGTGCCAAGGCGCGCTCTGGGTCGCCGAGCGCGAATGGATCGACATCGTCGTCTACTGGCCGAGGCTCCCGCTCTTCGTGAAGCGCGCCTATCGAGATGAAGCTTACATCGCGACGATGGCGACGGCCGTCAAGCAGTTCAATGAAGAGCTTGCTGAGATCGTCGAGCAGGTTCGCCGTTACGGCGCTCACCCGGCAAACTCGAATGATGATGCGGCCGCACTTCGCCAGCATCCGCTTATGGCGGGGTAGCCATGGCCCAGAAAAAGCACACCGAAAACCCGCCGATCTACGTCATCCGCAATGGCGACCGCCTGGTCGGCGAAATGGAAATGGATCGCGAGCTTATCCGCCAGTTCCCCGACGGGCAGCGTATCCGGGTTGATCTGCGTACCGGTCGTGTTCCTGATCGCCTCCGCTTCTATTGGGCCTTCCTTAGAGAAGTCGTCAAGGCGACCGGCTGCGCGCCGACCGAAAAGGCACTTCATCAGATGGTGAAGCTCCGTACCGGATTCACCGATGACATCCTCATGGGCGGCTTCATCATCAAGGTGCCGTCGTCGATCGCCTTCGAAAACATGGACGAGCCGACGTTCGGAGAATTCCTTCGCGAGGCTCTTGCTTTCATCGCATCAGAATTTGGCATCACACCAGAAGACGTGAAGGGAGTGGCAGCATGAGCGCCGCAAATCTCCGTCGCCAGAAATACCGCAGTCCTCGCCCATCCACGATCAAGCGTCTTGAACTGCAGGACACGATCACCGACCGCCTCAAGGCCTACAACGCAAAGCAGCGCTGGCGCAAGCGACTTTCCTGGCTGTCTTGGATATGGAGGCGCGCGTGACTGCCTTCCGTATCGCAAATTCAAACTTCGACCCACAGCCGAAGCGCAAGCCCACGAAGAATAAGGACTATCTGTCCTTCATCCATGAACTGCCATGCTGTGTCTCTGGCGTCTACGGCGTCGAGGCGGCGCATCTGTCGTCTCCATCCCTGCAGCATGGGCACTATGGCCGTGGCAGAGGCTCGAAGGCTCCCGACCGTTGGGCACTTCCTCTTTCCCCAACCCAGCACCGTATCCAGCACTCCATGAACGAAATGGAATTCTGGAAGCGCGCCGGGATCAATCCTCACGCTCTCGCCCTGACGATATTCGGTCTTTGGGCCGACATGGGTGACGACGCTGCACCCTATGCCACTGCAATCATCAATCAGGGTTTGGCAACCGCCGGCCGTCTTCGCGAGAAGGAAATCGACGCATGATCCCGACACCCGAGATAATCGATCGCTTCGAAGCGGCCGTGCGCGCCAATAGCTATCGCACAGCCACTGATGCCACCGAAGCTGAATATCAGGCGGCAAAGGCTGATCTATCCCGAGCCCTCTACGCCGCCCCCACGCCGCAGCCGGTGAGCGTGAAGGTAAAGCTGCTGGATTGGCGTCCAGAGCCGCCCTATCACGTCGCTCGCGTTTTCGGTAATGTTTATGCTGTTGAAGCATGGGCTGGAGGCGCAACACTGTCTGGCGTTGGCGGTCGTTGCGATTTTAAGACGCTTTCCGAAGCCAAAGCCGCTGCCCAAGCCGATTACGAATCCCGCATCCGCTCCGCTCTCTCCTCTCCGGTAGAGGGAGGGACGGAGAAGGAAGAGCCAATAGAATGTTTAACCTGCAACGGTACAGGACACGAGGCACGTCATCAGATCTGCCGTGATTGCGATGATATGGCTGCTGCTTTAGAGCCGTTCGCGGACCAATCCGAATTTTGGTCTGATCAAGTATCAGATAAGACGCCGCTGCTTGAGAAAGACAACCTCAAGGTAGGCGATGTGAGGCGTGCTGCCAAGGCTCTAGACAAGTATCGCCGTGCAATACGCACC